ATTTAGATCACCAAACGCCGGACAAACATCTTTGACTTTGCAACATAGTACAAGTCCAAGATCAGGTTATAGACCTGCTTTAGGTGCTAATAGAGATGGTTATCCTATGGGAGGAATTCCAATTAGAACAGGATTTAAAAGTGGTGGAAAAGTTTATGAAAGGGGATATCCCAAAAAACCTTCCAAGAGAGTTGGAGGAGATAAGAAGAGACCTGGTAAATGGGGTAAGAGTGCTTATTGGAAAGCTAAACAAAGAAAAGAAGATATTAGTTTTCGAGACGCTATGACTGAAAAAGGATCAATTCCTTCAGGTAGAAAAATGAAAAAAGGACCTCATTCTACAATGGCTGGTTATGGTGCTGAAGGTCAAAGAACTTTAAATAGAAGATTAAAAGCTGCAGGACATGATCAAGGAGATTATAATCCATACAATCCTAAATCTAAAAAGAATCCTCTAGGTCATAAAGGAACTTATTACAAAGGATCAGATTCAAGATTAAAAGCACGAAAAGGTGGTTGGATACAATCAGTAAATAAATCAATCAAAAAACGTGGAACTAAAGGAAAATGCACACCTATTACAAAAAAAGGTTGCACTGGACGAGCAAAAGCGTTAGCAAAGACATTTAAGAAAATGGCTAAGAAAAGAAAAGGAAAATAAAATGGCTAGAAGATTTAGAAACACTAGAAGAGAAAACAGATTAGAAGAACTTGGAAGAGTAGACGCTGAAAAAGCTTACACTTCAAAAGGCAAAAGAAATTTAAGAGAAGAAAAATCTAGAATTAGAAAAGAATTAAAATCCGGTGGACCTACTGGTAAATATAAAGGCCCCAAACAGCCATTGCCACCAGACTACTGGAAAGATAGATTTAAAGATATAGGTCGTAGAAAATTTTCTCGACCCAAAGAAAATTTAATCGAAAAACTTGGAGGAAGTGAAAAAGCTAAACCACATTCTACAAAAGAAGGAAGAGTTGCTTCAGGAGAACGTAGAATAAGAAGAATACTTAGTAAAGCAGGTGATAAACCAAGACCATCACCAGGACCTCAAGCAAGAGCGCCTAGAAAACCTGATAATAAAAGTCCAGGTCGTCCAGGTGGTAAAGGACCAAAACCAGATAAAAGACCTAAAAAAAATTATATGACTCCACTTAAAAGTGGTGGAAGTGCAAAAAAACCTAGACCTCATGGACCACATATGTGGGTTAGAGGTGATAAGAGAAAAAAATATGCTAGCGGTGGTATAATTAAAATTTTAAAGAAACTTGGAAAAGAAATAAAAAAACAACCACTACCAAAAAAAACACAAGATTTAAATAAAAAATTTAAAAAAGCTTTTCCACATCATGATTCAAAAGGAAAACTTAAAAGTGGTGGAAGAGTCAACAAAAGAAATGGCGGCTCAGCAGCCGAACATTATCTACACCATGGATACGGACCGCATAAAAGTTCTGGTATAGTACTAGGTGGAAAAAAAGTAGGCATACAAATCAAGTAATGATCAAAAAATTGATAAACTGGGTGAAAAGTTTATTCACACCTAAAAAAGAAGAACCAGTAGTTTTAGAAGAACCTAAAGAAGAAATTAAGGAAGAAATAAAAGAAGTAGTTATACCCAGACCCAGTCATTGTACATCGCATGCACGATTTAAAAAAAGTTGTAAGCCGTGTCAAGCTGCGGTAGCTGGTTTAACTTATTAATATGGCTGAGCTAGAAAACGTAGTTTATAAATTAAGAAGAGCATTAGATGCTCGTCTTAATCAATTATCAATCTCTATAACGTCCGGAGGGGTTGACAATATGGAAACATATAAGTATATTATCGGACAAATAAACGCCCTAGAGGCAACTAAACAGGAACTCTCTAACCTGCTAGATAATAAGGAGCAAAATGAGTCAAAAGGAACAGTCATCAATATCAACGGGTCAAAACCCAAAGATAATCACACCAAATAAAGAATTAATCGGCGTACCAAAAGTCGAACCTAAAAAAGAAGTTACAAATCAAAAAGAAAAACTTCCTCAACCAACTGGTTGGAGAATTTTAGTTTTACCATTTAAAATGAATGAGACAACTAAAGGGGGAGTAATCATGAATGAATCAACATTAGAACGTCAACAAGTTGCATCACAATGCGGAAACGTATTAGCTATGGGATCAGAATGTTATAGGGATAAAGAGAGATATCCAACAGGTCCATGGTGCAAGGTTGGTGATTGGGTGGTCTTTGCACGTTATGCAGGATCACGAATAAATATTGAAGGTGGGGAAGTTAGGTTGTTGAATGAAGATGAAATCTTAGCAACCGTCAAGGATCCAGAGGATCTCTTGCATAAATACTAACATAGAAAAGGAGAACTATGCCAGAAGAAGAAAACAAGAAACCGAGTCAAAAGCTAGTTGACATCGATACTTCAGGACCTGAAGTAGATGTAGCTGTCGAAGAGCAAAAAGATGAAACGGTTATTGAAAATAAAGAGGAAACAAGCGCACCGGAACAAGAAACAGTAACAGAAGTAGTAAAGGAAGAAGAACCAAAAACAGACGACTCTAAGTTAGAGGATTATAGTAAAGGAGTTCAATCTCGTATTGCTAAACTCACAAGAAAAATGAGAGAAGCAGAACGAAGAGAAGAGGCTGCTGTACAATATGCTCAAGCTGTAGAGAATAAAAGAAAACTTGATAATGAAAGATTTCAAAGAATTGATTCGGACTATACGAAAAAATTTGAAGAAAGCGTTAAAAGCGGAATGGATATGGCTCAAAAACAATTGGCCCAAGCCATTGAAGCTGGAGATGCAACTGCTCAAGTTGAAGCAAACAAACGTATTGCAGAACTTGCGTTTGATAATGCTAAATTAAAACAAAGACAGTCTGTACAGGCGGAGAAACCTGTTCAACTTTCCGACGGTGGAAATTTACCAAGACATACTCCACAATCATTACCTGAAGCTGATCCTGAAGCTGAAGATTGGGCGTCAAGAAACAAATGGTTCGGTACTAATCGAGCCATGACTTTTACGGCGTTTGAGATTCACAAGGATCTAGTAGATAGAGAAGGTTATGACCCTAAATCTGATGAATATTATCAAGAAATTGATAAAAGAATTAGAGTTGACTTTCCTCATAAGTTTGGTAATACTGAGAGTAGACAAACGACTAGACCCGTTCAGTCGGTGGCTTCTGCAAGCAGAAGTGCAAAAACTGGTCGCAAACAAATGAGACTCACATCGTCTCAAGTAGCAATAGCTAAAAAATTAGGTGTGCCACTCGAAGAATATGCAAAACAATTAAAACTCACGAAGGAGGCGTAAGCATATGAAAAAAGAAGACAAAAAACTTTCTCGTGCGGCTGGAACTCGGACAAAAACTGAACGTCCAAAAGAGTACAAGCCACCATCCTCTCTGGATGCACCCCCTGCACCTGATGGATTCAGGCACAGATGGATCAGAGCAGAATCTCTAGGATTCACAGATAGTAAAAATATCTATGGAAGACTTAGAGAAGGATATGAATTAGTGAGAGCTGATGAATATACCGATTCTGACTATCCAGTTGTGAGCGAAGGCAAATATAAGGGAGTCATTGGAGTTGGAGGCCTATTGTTGGCTAGGATACCCGAAGAACTCGCGCAAGCGCGGTCTGATTATCAGAAAAAATTAACTGAAGGTCAGGACGAAGCAGTTGAATCCGACTTACTTAGGGAACAACATAAGAGTATGCCGATCGATGTCGATCGACAATCTCGCGTAACCTTCGGTGGTACAAAGAAAAGTTAATTTTTTAACTATTCTCGGGATAACAACCAATTCCCTACTATCGATTTAAATAAACCGTCTATGCAAATAGACACAAGGAGAAAACTATGGCTAACAAACAGACAGATGGTTTTGGTCTTTGGGCTTCTGGAACGCTGGGATCAACTCCCGCTACAGCAGGTCAAGGTCAATACTGGATTGCTACTGGGCAAGCTACTAGCATATACCAAGGCGAAGCAGTAACTATCGCTGGCGGATATGTTGTGACTGGTCAAGGTAGTAAAACGGCAACGACTGTCGGTGTCTTTAATGGTTGTTTCTTCAACGCGGCTACTACTTTGAAGCCAACTTGGAGCAACTATTATTACCAAGTAACTCCAGCGAACAGCGAAGAAATACAAGCGTTCGTATTAGATAATCCTTTCCAAGTTTACAATGTTGTAACGGATGCGTTAATTGCAGCGAATATACCTGCAGCGCATGTTAAAATATGGGAAACTTATGGAATGAACGTTTCGGCTACGTCCGGAACTGCTTCAGGTGGAAGATCTAGTTCAACACTTTCAATTTCTGACGGTTCAAATGCGAATACTAAATCGTGGAGATTCTTAGGATCCTCAGAAGATCCGGATAACTCAGATCAAACTGCAGCTTATGCTACAGTTAGAGTTGTTCAGAACCAAAACGAATTAATTCGTAATACATAATAGGAGCAATTAGAAAATGGCAATATCACGAGCACAGCTAGTTAAAGAACTAGAACCAGGCCTAAATGCACTATTTGGGCTGGAATACAAAAGGTACGACAACGAGTCGGCCGAAATATACGTTACTGAATCAAGTGACAGAGCTTTCGAAGAGGAAGTTATGTTATCAGGATTCGCTAACGCTGATGTAAAAGCAGAAGGTCAAGGCGTATCATACGATACAGCACAAGAGACTTACACTGCTCGTTACACTATGGAAACGATCGCGCTTGCTTTCGCTATCACAGAAGAAGCTATCGAAGATAACCTCTACGATAGATTAGCTTCTAGATACACAAAAGCACTAGCAAGATCTATGTCTAACGCAAAACAAGTTAAAGCAGCTAACCCTTTGAATAATGGTCTACCTTCGGTAGCGACTTATAAAACAGGTGATGGCGTAGCATTGTTCTCAACTGCCCACACAACGGTCAGTGGAACAGATGTTTCAAACACTTTAACTACTCAAGCGGACTTAAACGAAACTTCATTAGAACAAGCATTGATTGACATCGCTGCTTTTACTGATGAGAGAGGTTTAAAAGTTGCAGCTAGAGGCGTTAAGATGATAATTCCGTCTGCTAACCAATTCAATGCTGAAAGACTTTTAAAGTCTCAAGGTAGAACTGGTACTGCGGATAACGATATCAATGCAGTCAACTCTATGGGAATGATTCCTCAAGGATACAGAGTGAACCATTTCTTAAATGATTCTGACTCATGGTACGTTATTACGGACGTTCCAAATGGTATGAAACACTTTGAAAGAACTCCATTGACTACGTCAATGGAAGGTGATTTCGATACTGGTAACGTAAGATACAAAGCTAGAGAAAGATACGTCTTCGGCGCATCTGACTATAGAGGTATCTTCGGCGTTGAAGGTGCGTAACCTAAACTAAATTTGTGGCCGGACATAGTTCGGCCACATTTTCTAAATATGGTGAGAAATATGAGAAAATTCCTAGTACACATCCATGCATATCAATATAAAGCTAAATTTGAAGTTTTAGCTGACGATAATGTTGAATCTATTGAAAATTCTATCATTGACAAACTAGGAGAAAAAAGTGTAAAATGGGAATATCTTGGAGAAATGATGGATCCCAAGATTAAACGAATAACCTATGAGGAGGTTGTTGATGGTACACGAGTTGTACAAACAGAAAAAGTCCTTGGAGTTGAGGTGGCAACTGGAGTATGAGCAAGAAGGTAAATATACTCTTAACATGGTCAGAATTGATAATGCTATTAAAGACACTATCAATGAGATTAAACTCGAAGAGGCTAAAATTGCAGATAGAGAAAATGCAATTAAAAATGCTGCCCCCCAAGTTTCTGTGGCTACTTAGATAAACGCCACATCGCTGAAATCTTGTATTTCTACAAGGATCTCTTGCACTCTACTTAAATCTACTATATAAATAACTCACTAAGATTAATTAAACATAAATTGGTTATTCTTTGCTTAGGAAGAATGACTGGCGCTAGGAGGCGCTGATTATATGACAACACACTTTTCAACGGGCGTAACAAACGTTAGAGGTAAACAGGGTGGAACATCTTTATTTAGTGGAATTAGACAACCACTTATTACTGGTGGAACTACTCCACAAGAATGGGCATTTCAAGATGACTTTGTCCAATTTTCACAAACAACTTTGTCACCATGGACTATAACAGATCCAGGTGGAAGTTCATACATGCTAGCTCAATATCCGCAAGGATGGTTGAGAATGGGAGATGCTACTCCACTTGCAGCAGACGTTAGTATTGCAGCATCAGAAGATGTTTTTCAATATCATTCATTAAAACAATGGTGGTTTGAAACTTCCATCGCAGTTACTGATGTTAGTGATTTAAACACTTTTGTTGGTTTTGCGGCAAATGCTTATGCAGACCCTGTAGCAGTACCAGATGATGGTATTGGATTCTCTCATTTAGAAGATACAACTACAATTCAATTTGTATCTAGAAAAAATGGAGCAGGAACTTCTTTCGACATGAAAGATAGTGCAGCAGGAAGTACTTATACTTTTGCTGATTCTACTGTAACGACACAATCAGCAACGGCATACAACATGCCTGATAATAATGTTAGATTGGGATTTTTATTCCAACCAGCAGGAACTGAATTGGGTCAAACATCAGCACAATATAAACTTTTCTTAAATGGTAATATTGTCGGAACACAAGCAGCAACAACTGTTCCTGATGATTTACTTATGGAAATGAAGATGATGACTGAGAGTAAATCAACGAACGCTAACGATCTTTACGTTGACTACGTTCAGACGATACAACAAAGATAATAATATTATTCTAGGCTCCTACGGGAGCCTAGATAATTAGGAGAAAATTATGTCAATAACTTTAAGTAATTGGGTTTATATAAGTGACGAAGTAACAGCCGACGCTAATTACTTTGTAACTGCAGCTAGACCAAATACCGATGCTACTATGGCAGCAACAAGCTTAGCTTCCACTCATAATGGGGGCGGTCGAAATGTTACTGTTACAACTAATGGATCTGAATCTGGAATTACCTTAACAGCTACAGGCACAGACGTGGATGGAGCTGCTCAAACTGAAGAGATAGCTTTACCAGGAAGTGCTACTTTAACTGCTGGAACTAAAATTTTTAAAACGGTCACTGCAGTGAGTGTTACTTCTCAACCAGCAGCTAATATAACAGTTGGTTTTGGAACGGCATGTGGAGCTAAAATTGGTGGTGGTGGAGTTTTTGGAAGCTTTAGAACTACTTCAGGCGCAGTCGCTGGAACTTGTAGTTTTAGAACTGGTGGAACTGCCGGAACTGTAATCGCTACTGACAAATCAAGTGGAAGTGCGGGAGGAAACAATGGTCAAGTTTCAGCTCATGGCACAGGAGCTAGATTAGTAAATGGAATGTATGTAACCTATACTTTGACTCATTTTATTCAGATAATCGCGTTTTATGCCGGATAGGAGATTAGATGGCAAATACAACATCTGGCTCTTACACATTTGATCAAAACTTCGCAATAGATGATATTATTGCTGAAGCATATGAACGAATTGGTTTAGTAGGATCAGCCGGACATCAACTTCAAAGTGCTAGAAGATCATTAAACATTTTATTTAATGAATGGGGAAATAGAGGAATTCATTTCTGGGAAATTGGTGACACTAATATTGATTTAAGTCAAGGTACGGAAACGTATGCTTTCTACAGAAATAGCGGAGATGGTACAAGTGCAACTACTGCACCTGTTAATGGTCTTTATGGTATAACTGATATCTTATCAGCTTCTTACAGAACAGATTATAATACTACTTCACAAACTGATTTACCTTTAACAAAAGTAGATAGATCTACTTACGCAGCTTTTTCAAATAAACTGGTACAAGGAACTCCCAGTCAGTTTTGGGTTCAAAGATTTATAGATAGAACTACTCTTACAATTTATCCGACAGCTGCTTCATCACAAGCAAGTAACTATGTTCATATTTATTATGTAGCTAGAATTCAAGATGTTGGAAATGCTTACACTAATGCAGTGGATGCACCTTATAGATTTATACCATGTATGGTATCAGGGCTAGCTTATTATCTTTCTCAAAAATATGCACCACCAAGAACACAAGAATTAAAATTATTATACGAAGACGAATTACAAAGAGCTTTACAGGAGGATGGATCAGCGGCGAGTACGTACATTACACCGAAAACTTATTATCCAAATATATAATGACATTATTAACTAAAGGAATGGGAGCCATCCTAAAAAAATCTTTAGGAACATATAAAAAAGGAAAAAAAGTTAAAGCAATTTCTTATCCTAAAGATAGCACTAAATTTATGAGACAATCTTTGAGAAATAGATTAGAAACTCCAAGAGGACCTGGTAAAGGAAAACAAGGACCTAGACCTAAATCAGAAGAGATAGTTTCTTTTGATACAAAAAAAGTTTACGTGAAGGATTAAAATGACATTATTAACTAAAGGAATGGGAGTTGTTAAAAAAATAATGGCTAAGACTAAGGCTGGAAGAAAAGATCAAGTATTAGATGTAATTAAAAAAGGTAGACAAAAGAGAATTTCTAAAAAATTATGGAAAGGTAAAACTAAACGTTTAATTGATGTTGAAGGTAAAAAAAGCATAACCATTCGAGATGAATCACGTCTTATGGATCCAGATACTTATTCTGC